AACATAACTTTCTCTGTGCTTGAATCTTCCTGGCTTCATCCCAACGACCAGACTGTTGAATCAACAGTATCGTGTTTGCTTTCATTCTTGAGAGGGATTTACCCTCTCGTAAATTCTTGAATGCATTCTCCACCGTTTTGTTACTTATACCAACACGGCGAACCTTGTATCGACGAGTTTCATTTTCCGCCGCGACTGCGCGTTTCTCTGCTTCAATAACCCGCTCCTGTAGACTGGATATGATAAGTTTTTGCTTTTTCATCTTCATATCATCACTCCTGTTTCGAATTCTATCCTCCAGTTCTGCGATGATCACTTTCTGTTTCCTGATTTTTGCATTTTTCTTCTTGACGACCTTGTCTATTTCTGGTCCAAGATCGATAATGAACTTGGACGCTTTACGGGACTTTACCATTTTACTTATTTTTTTAGTGGATCGCGATTTACTTAGTTACCGAAAGCGACACCAGCCATACCATTCTTGATACGAAGAATGTTATAGTTGACCGCATATACACGATGAAGCTGGTTACCACCGGTGGGGTTGTTGAGTACGATCTTCGCGTTATCGATACGGGAGAAGTTAAGAGACCCAGTGGGTTGCATCTTGCTCATGGTGAGACAGAAAGGCCACGAGTAGGTGGGAAGATCATCGAGGATGTTATCGGGGAGATCAGTACAGTGCATCTCGGGTACGACATCGTGGTGATAGACGTTCGAAGTGTTTTCGAAAAGTGCAGTACCATTGATGTAGAGAGAGGAGGTTGAAAAGTTGTACTCGTCGGCCCAGTCGCTACCCGAAGCTTTACCAGAAACAACGTGGAGAGATTTCACGGGGTGGTTGAAATAACTGAGATCGATATCAGTATCCGTGTTGGAAGCGAGCTGATACTGCGTTTGGGTAATGAGAAGTTCGTGTTCGCTGTCTGTGAAAAACTTGCGCTCTTCCGTATCCAGGTACACATAGTTACCGTACACCTTGGGTGTATCGGTGGGAATATACCCATCGCGACACTTGATGCGGATCTCGACATCATGGTACTGAAGCGCCACGAGAGGGAGCACCTTGGTCCAGTCTTCACCGAAGAAGAACGGAATCATGTAATGATTGCCTGTGTTGTTTTCCTTCTTAGTGTTGGTTGTGACAGCCATCGACGCCTTCGCAGTGGTGTCCCGCATGAGTGGGTTGTGTACACCCTGAATGAAGAGGGAATCCAATTGGGATACCTTCTGACCACCGATCCACAACGAAAATTCAGTGGGACTGGCGGCGGCGTTCGAGAATAGACCCGTAGCATTCTCTTGAACACCGGCGATACCATTAGACTCAATCCAGATGTAACTCATGAGATCACCCTTCGAGCGAATGGGAATGGCAACTTCATTGTTCGCACCAAAAGTGCCGATGTAGTCCATGCGCTCGGGCTTCATGGCAAAGTTGGTATAGCGCTTGTAGTTCTGGCGGAAGAAACTGACCTGGGGGTTACCAGTGATGTAGACATCCTGGGCACCCACCGACACGAGCTCAATTAAAGCGGCAGACATTTATTAATAAATGATATTAAAATTTTGGCTCATTATAAACATATGGTGGTTTTCCAGGCTTTGACATGGGAGGCTCGAGATGTTGATGACGAACATATGATCAGTATTATGGGAAAGACGGAGGATGGTAAATCTGTATGTGTGACGACCGTTTTCGAACCCTATTTTTTTGTAAAATTACCCAGAGGTTCGACGGATCGAGATGTTCGTCTACTCTACGATGACCTGAACAAACTTCGCCCGGATCACGTGACTGGGTATAGTGTGACTCAAAAGAAAGATGTCTGGGGTTTCCAAAATAATGAACAATTTGCATACATGCGCCTCAACTTCAAGACCCTCGCGGATCGTAGAAAGGTCAATTCGGTGTTTGCGTACAATCGCGATTTTCGAAGGTATCACGTCTATGAAGCAAACCTCGATCCCGTCCTGAGGCTCATGCATCGTACCGGGATCCAGTCGACTGGATGGCTCGACTCTGGTGGTGAGTGTGTTCGTTCACATCTCGCAAAAGTAGATATCGATCTCTGGTGTAACGACTGGTCAACTCTGAAACCAGTAAACCGTGACGATATTGCCCCATTTGTGGTGGCTTCGATTGATATTGAGTGTAACAGCTCGACGGGAAAATTTCCAAGTGCTGATGTTTTAGATGATGCGTGTTTCCAGATTGCCGTTTCACTTTGTAAGTTCGGAAGTGATGAACCATATGAGAAGACGTGTCTGTGTTACAAAAAAACAGAGGGACCTGACGTCACAAGTTTCGACACCGAGCGTGAAATGCTCGAAGCGTTCCAAAAATATCTTCACGAGAAGGATGTGGATATCATTACAGGGTGGAACATTTTCGGGTTCGATCTTGAGTATATTTACAAACGAGCTCTCTTGAAAAACTGTAATGAGGAGTTTTTCAATCTGGGTAAGTTACGTGAACCACCCAGTGAACTCTTACTGAAAAAGTTGAGTTCGAGCGCTCTCGGTGATAACTTTCTCAAACTTCTTCCCATGTCTGGACGTTTCATCTTCGATATGTTTCATGAAGTAAAGAAAGGATACAAACTGGATTCTTATAAACTAAATGAAGTTTCAAAGCTGTACCTAGGAGACCAGAAAATTGATATGTCACCGAAGGAGATGTTTGCTCGATACAAGGAAGGTGACCCAAAAAAGTTGGGTGAAGTTGCCGAGTATTGTATCAAGGATACTCTACTTCCGCATAAACTCCTGAAAAAATTGTGTACACTTCTCAACCTTTTGGAGATGGCGAAAGCGACATGGGTTCCTCTCTGTTTCCTCGTCGAAAGAGGGCAGCAAATTAAGGTTTTCAGTCAGCTGACGAAAAAGGCTCGTGAACTGGGGTACATGGTACCCACAATCAAGTATGGATCTCTCCCCGAAGAGCCGTATGAAGGTGCGACTGTCCTGGAAGCCCAAAAAGGAGCGTACTACACTCCAATCACGGCACTTGATTTTGAAGCCCTGTACCCATCAATCATGATGGCGCATAACCTTTGTTATTCAACATTGGTGATGGATGAATATCGTTATGGGAATATTGATGGTGTAACATACGAGACATTTAAAATTGGTGACAAGGTGTACAAGTTCGCACAAGGTGTACCGAGTCTCTTACCCGCGATTCTCCTCGAACTTAAACAGTTTCGCAAAAAGGCGAAGAAGGATATGGCAGCTGCGACGGGGTCCATGAAAGAAGTATACAACGGTAAGCAGTTGGCGTACAAGGTTTCGATGAACTCTGTGTACGGATTTACGGGTGCAGGTAAGGGTATTCTTCCGTGTGTACCGATCGCATCTACGACGACATGTCGTGGTCGTGGTATGATTGAAGAGACGAAGAATTATGTAGAGGCAAACTTTCCAGGGGCGAAGGTACGGTACGGAGATACCGATTCAGTCATGGTAGAGTTTGACGTGGGTGACCGAAAAGGTGAAGAGGCGGTCAGGTACAGCTGGGAAATCGGTGAACGCGCGGCTGAAGAGTGTTCTGCACTCTTCAAAAAGCCAAACAATCTGGAACTCGAAAAGGTCTACTGGCCCTATTTCCTATACTCCAAAAAGCGATACGCCGCGAAACTCTGGACGAAAGGGAAGGATGACCAAATGCATATGGACTACATAGATATCAAGGGTCTCCAGGTTGTTCGTCGGGACAATACACCACATGTTCGAGAAGTGTGTAAAGAACTCCTTGATGTTGTACTCACATCGAGTGATCCAGGTCCACCAAAAGAGCTGGCGAAAGAGCGTGCGATCGAACTCCTGTCTGGAGACATACCGAATGATAAACTCGTACTGAGTCAATCCTTGTCCGATACATACAAGATTAAGGGGGAACCCGTTTCTGTGACGAGCCCCGAGAGTGTAAATATCAACCAGTCACATGTTCAGGTTGTCGTAAAAATGCGTGAACGTAAACCAGGTTCGGAGCCACAGTCGGGTGATCGCGTGCCGTATCTACTCACGAAAACAGATGATCCCAAGGCGAAAGCGTTTGAGAAATCCGAAGATCCGAAGTACGTCGAGGAAAACAATATACCTGTAGACTATTTGTACTATTTCGAGAACAAATTTTTGAATCCGGTGTGCGATCTCCTCGATCCGTTATACGAGAATGTCAAACAGGATATTTTCGGGGAAATTCTCGAGCAGCACAAACCAAAAAAGAAAAAGACTGGACCGGCACTCAGCAGTATGAAAAAGGATCAACTCGTGGAAGAGTGTAAGAAGCATGGTCTCGACGACTCTGGGACGGCTGTGGAATTGCGCGAAAGGATTAAAGGAGCCAGGGCGGGAACGATTGAAGACCTATTTAAAAAATACGAACAAAATACCAGTAAGACATGAGCCGATATGAAAAGATAGACGTTCTCATCGACGAAGAAATCAATCAACGACTCGTCGCGATGATGAATGAATACGTTGACATCATTTCAAAAAAACACGGCATTTCAAAAGATCTTCTTCTTAAGGATATACCCGAGACGTTTTCTGGAACAATCTGCAAGGGGACAAAAACGGACGGAAGGCGGTGTACATTCAGGGGTATTCATAATGGTTATTGTAGGCATCATACGACACAAATAAATCGCCTGAACCATACATCTCTCTCTAGAAATCATAGTCATAACCATAGTCCGGAATTGATGTATGTGAAAGATTGTCCGGGATGTGTATATTCGAACGAGCTTATAGATTTGGGTACTATGATTGGTAATGAGTAAAACTGATATCCTACTAACATCCATAAACACATTTTATAGTACAGAGGAAAACAGATCTAAATTATTAAACATCCTAGATAAATCGAGTGGTATTTCTCTACGAAACCTCGAATGGTTCATAACCAACTATGCGAAGAAGAATCATATTTCATTTACGACACGAGACGGTAAATTGTTTACCGTTCACTGTGCTTACAAATCGAGTCTCGATGGGTACAGTAAAAAGTTGTTTGATCCATTTTGTCGATCAGAAAAGTTTCCATACGTCGTTCCAGGGACATCTCATGAAATTCATACGACGCTCGCGCAGTTGAATTTCATCAAATGGTGTATTAAGAATAATATTATCGAGTACATCAGTAATAACAAGACTAAATTGTTCACTAGGCAGGTGACATGAAACCACGGTCAAATGTAAATGTCTGGTATCCAGTGTAGTACATATTCAAAGAGTACGTGTTTGTGTTTACGTCAACTAACGCACCCCCCAATTTCACTTCTATATTCGTTTTATCTGACTGTATCTGACTAAAATCCAAGTTCCCCGATGGTTCCACATTAATCGGATTCATCGAGAAGCTATACGTATAAATATTTCTAATTGGCCTAGCTAACCTGTTCCTGAACGGTACGAGATATTTGAAATATGCGTGATTTGTATTGGTCACGTTTGGAAGTCTATTACCATTGATATGAAAACTTGCAGACTCCATGATGGGATGGAAAAATGTTTGTTGGTCATCGAAATTTACGTTTGAAGAAAAATTGAATCGGTTCTGGAATAACATACGCTCGTTTAAACTCGATGTACCGATAGCATCATTCGCATTTTCGTAATCGGTATTTCGTAAAAACCAGTGAATACATTTGACTGGAATGTTTG